ATCACAACGTGAGCAAAATTCTTCATGTATCTTTTTTACATCGTCATCAGTACGAATTGGTCTTCCAGCAGCGACCCACCTCTTCACAGCGAGCCAATAAATATCTAATAAAGTAACAACGCCTGGGAAATCAGGTATATGTTCAGATGCATTACTCTTTATCTCATCTTTGTTAAGATTTCCATCTATTTCTATTATATCCCTTTGGCACTGTTTACATCCATCAATTCCTACTGCATGCTTTAATATTGTGCAATAAGCTTGAATTTGTACATCGCCTCGTGGGGTTAATTTATTCATAAAATTTCGGTACGGGCATACACCCCATTCAGATATAAATACCCATTCTTCTTCATTTTTATGTATATAACCTATTGGAATTGGTGGCGGAGAAGTGTTTTCAATAAATGGATAAACAATTTCCTGATTACTAGTATAATATGGACACGGCCATGTAGGTTTTATAAGTGGATTTTCTTTACATGTTTTATTAGATATTAGAAGTGGTTGCCGTAAAATACATTGTGAACATACTGATTCATTTATCTCTTGCTTATATTGTTTACAAACACCATGTGCACAACGATGCACTTCTTTACTCGTTCCATCATTAGATTTAACAACAATTCTTCTGCGTTTTTGACAGGGTAAATTCATTACCATAATCCTAGAGAACAATGTATTTCTAAATTTTTCATTAACTCATCAATAGGAAAAATAAATTCACATTGACTGTTTTCACATACTCTAGTTTTTTTATCACACTTGATACATTTTTTACAGTATGTATCAAAAAGATGTTGACATACTTCTTGTGTACGTTGCTCCCCTTTAATAGAAATGTCTTCTTTTAACGATTCAATTTGTTTTTCGTCTTCTTTATCCGGCAAGGTGCGGTGAGGACATATTTTACAAGTATCCCCGTTAATTGGTTCAGCAAAACGTGTACATTGTGAATTTACACATCTAGAAAAATGTAAATTTAACCTTGTTTCTAAAATCACTTCTTGATATTTACATATGTAATTTTGCATTTTTATGTCGCTTTAGGTTCATATTGTTCACCTTGATTAGGTGAATCAGGATCACCGGGTAAAGGTTCACAATCACCCGCATAAGAATCAGGATCGGGTATACCTTTTGGATACTTAACCATATATGGGGATGTTTTCCCTGTACAATAACCACAATTGTCACGCAAAGCTTGAATTTCTGTTTTCTTTTGCATATAAAACATTAAAGCAGTAAAAGGAGCCCCAAAAGTATGACAAAAAGATGATACTGATCCGGTACAAGGGTTGCCACATATACCACGATTACATGGACCACCTCTACAACCACCAAGAATTTTTCCCGATGTAACAAGATCAGGTGTAATATACCATACTATTACTTCATAAACACATCCACTACCATATTCTGGTTGACCACATGCTGTTCGCTCTTTCTTTTTATCTTTATCAGAACCACTAACGGGAGCATCTTTACTCATTTGTTGTTCTTGTTGAGTTTGACGTACACTTTGTGCAATCTCCAATGCTTTGAAAGCTGGGTCTTCTTCTTCAAGTTCCATAAAATCTGATATTTCACAATAAATAGATGGAATAGTATCATCTACATCAGATGGGTGCCGATCCCCAGCCGTCATAATAAGTTGCATACCATCTCCAGCATCTTGATAACCACCACGTAATATATGGCCTACCGGTGGAGTAACTTCAAATTCATAACCTGCACCAGCCCACATTTCTTCACCCGCTAACGGAAAAATAGATATTGCAGCTTGTTCAGCAGGCCAAGCCCAGTAATAAACTTCATCAGTTCCAGCAAGAACTGGGGTCCAACATTCAAAGTGAATTGCATTATTATCCGGACTATATGTGATATTTTCAATTACTACTTTAATTGGGTTTGAGGAAAATTCTGCTACATCCAAAGTAATACAATCAAAAATATCAAGATCAAGATGTTTTAATGGTACATCAAATTCAACAAGCTTCCAACTATTAGCTTGTCTAATCATCCAAAAAGTTGCTGATTTAAGAATAGTATCATATGTATTTTGAGTATAATATTTACAAGATTCTGAATGAAGTCCATATTTAGAAATATTATGTTTAAGAATAATTTTTAATTTGACATCATCATCTTCTTCAATACCAGCTTCAGTTTTTTGCCAATCAACAACATGTTTAGTAACAAGGTCTTCTGTTTCAGTTAATTTAATTTGAAAAGTATTAGCAATGATATCACTCTCAGTGAGTGTACGTACTGAAGACGGTTCTTCAGAAAGATATTTAAGGTAAATTACATTATTCCTGATATAAGCAGCACAACGTGTTTGACGTGCTATATCACGAATCAATTCTAAAACATTCATGCGTTCCTTTATCCAAAAATTAGTTGGGTATTTTGTCATTTTGGATTCAACATAAGTGAAGCTAGTTGCATCTTTTGTTAAACTAGTATATTTATCCACTAACCATTCAATAACGTTAACTGGATTTGGCCCTACATCTGATGTAAATGAAATATAAATATCATCTCCCCAATCACTATCATGTTGGCTTAATTTTTTATCCATACCTATTTCAACTACAGTATAACCAACATAATTTGTTTCATAGACAGTATAATAATCTGTTGGAACTTCCATAAGTAAACTACGACCACTAGCTTGTTTTCTATAAGCAGCGACATTATCAATTGTACCAGGAATAAGGCTAACAATATAAAGGAGTTCTCCTTCTTCTTCTACATACACTTCTGAACCAGCTGGAATCCAAACAAATCCTGCTGATTCCATATCTTCATAAGCTTTCCATGATTCAGATGGACCTCCTACCGGTCCTTGTTTCCACATCCCAGGCTGATTACAACTTTCTGTTGTTTCATGCGGTTCATTTCGTACCCATGCAGTTTTAGAAGCCGTCTCTTCCCAATTAAATCCCGCTTCTGTTTGAACAATTCCGTAAGCATGATCCTGTACCGCTTTACAAGTTTCATGCTCCCATTCAGTATACTTAGGATGTTCACGGTCTCGAACTGTGAAATAAGTACCATTAAATGTGCCTCGAAATTTAGCACTATCAATATCAAGTGTAATATATTCCCCCTGCGGAAAGTTTTCACCGCCTCGAATATTTAATTCAGTGTGTTCATAAGATATTTCTTGTTCTTGTCTCCAAAGAAGGTTACAAATTTCTTGATGTCGCTGTGCAACGCATTCTAAATCGGGTGTATATTCATATGAACTTTGAATAGCATATGCTCCATCAGTTTCTTGAGAAACTGTAGAGGTTTCCCCTGCAGGGACACTAGGACATTGAATATAGCGGGCTTGACATATTCGTGGCTCAAGCGTAAAATCATGTATACCTTCACCATGTTGTAAGTAACCTCTTCTAGGGGCACGTATTTGTATTGCTTTCATATTACATACTTGCCCAAAGATTAAAGGCCACGTTTTACCTAATGCCTCTTCAGGGATAGAAGGAAAATCTCCTTCCTCCATTGAAAAAGCAACTTCAGTATCCTCAACCCGTGTTAATATATCAAATGATAATGTTCGATCACCTTCGCCCCAAATTATTGGACTACAAATTTCCCCCTGAAAAAGAAGAAACTTATGATCCAATGTTAAAGATTCATACACTTGATAAACCCAAACTAAACGTTTATGAATATCACATTCATTAAAAATTTTCTTGATATCACCGTCTACATCATCAAGAGTTACCTTAATTGATTGGGCATCACTAGACCCCTTTACCATTAGTGCTGTATCGAATCCACTAACTTGAATAATAGTGGGATACGGATAATCTGCATTATTGATTTTTTGATCTGAGTACATAATTTTTTGCCCGTCTTTGATCCATTCGATCTCAATGAGCAAAATAGGTTCTGTACCTAGATTTTTTTGAAGAAGATTTAATGTTTGTGGCGTGACTTGTCTCATTACTCCTTCTCCTCAAATTCAAGAGTGATTGTCATTGTTTCTCCGCCGGGGAAACCATATGCTCTCGCCTCTCCAATAAATTCAAATGGATTATTTTGTAAATAACCAATCCATATGCTATTATTATGATCAGTAACACGCATAGCACATCGATAATAAACCTTGAGAAAAGCTTTTAATTCTAATGCCTTATTACGAGCAAGGGTAAAATCCCACTGTAATCGTTTGCGACCTTTTTTAGGTTTTTTGTATGTATATAATGTGCCATTCATAGTTCTTATTGAATTTAATGTCGCAGTTAATTGAACTGAATCGCCCCAATTAGGACTAGGAAGTGTAGTCGTTGTTTGATATCCAGGATGTGGTGCATCTATTTTGAACATTATACTACCATATATGTTGCATACTGAATTATATCCATAGTATGAATAAAACCACGGTTATAAATTACTTCTAAACTTAATACATCTGTAAGATTCATACTATTATCTTGCATATAACTTTCAACTAAAACGCCTTCAAATTCAAAAGTAAATGCCCAATTATCCTTGCCGTCTTGAGTAGCTGATTCATTCGGTGTCATAATAACACCTACCCATTCCCGCCCTTCCCAATCAATGATGCGAATTTCTTCTCCAGTATAATTATAAAGAAAAGTTAATACCGCGTCGATTTCAGTTTTTTTGAGTCCAATAAAATTAATAGCAAGTGTATTAACTTTTGGCCAATTTGGGTCAGCAAAAATACTTAATTTCCCCCCACGTGTTTCTCTATTTATTCGATTAACTGCATACCTATCAATATTATCTAATTCCGGTGCCCGTAATATAATTGTATCTGTAGGTTCTCCAATACCTGGATATACAAGTTTAAATCGCGTCGTGCTAGAGTCATGTTGAATAACTGGAATTACAGACGGGGGTGGAGAAGGAGCATTAGGGATTGTATTGTCCCCAATAAAAAGTGTATAATCTTTGTCACCACATATCTTATCAATATAGTATGTTAATGCGTGACCAACTATAGCACTATGTTGTATAGTACGAACAAAATCACCATTAACATTAACTACGGATAATAATGAAAGATCAGTAGGCAAAATATTCTTACTTTTACCCTCAGAAACTAGTTGTACAAAATTAATTGTACTTTCAGCTATATCTCGTTTCCATGCTTCCTGTACAAAATTTATAGTATGATTTGATGTTTCCTCATAAGTACGATTAAGACGTTGTATTAAATTAAGATCGTCATCGATTTCTACTGGTAACCAAGGACAACCTAAAATACCACTCACTTCTTGCTTTAAACTTGTAAGATAATGATTAATATAGAAATAATGTGGCCCCTTCCACTCAAGAGCATGACTAAGATTCATTGTTTGAATAATAGATCGAGACAAACCGGCATCATAAGTGACGGCCTGTTGCAAATTCATTGTTGTTTCTATAGGGAAGAAATCTGATTCAATAAGTATATCATGTATATTTTGGGACAATACTAAATTAGTTGTTACAATAGCAGTATAAGTAGGATTTGCTTGTTGTATAATATTTAATGTATTTTCACAATCAAGAAAGAAACAAGAATTTGCCCATTGATTTAATCCTAGATTATTACTAACATTTTCATAATACACATCCGGAACACGACTATCATAATCATCAGTAGAAATGCCACCGGGATTAATATCAATACCACCAACATAATGGCTTGTTATAATGCGTATCTGTACCATCCCAACAAATATCTGTAAGCGCATCAATACTACTAATATCTTCACTATCTCTAATGGTAGATGTAAATTGTCCACTGATAAGATATAATATATCAGTCGAACTACCAGCCCAGGGAGTAGCAGTAGTGGCCATTTTCTTTACCTTTTAATAAAATATCCAGACGCAGGCACAAATACACCAGCGCCTGGATAACCGAGGGAGAGAGAATTAACCACTCACAGTGTAAGTAACTTTTAACGTGTCGCCATTCCCAACATTAACAACCGAACTAAAGGCTGCCGTTGCCCATAGGGTACCAGCACCACCGGTTTTAGTATTATCGCTTGTAACAAAAATACCTTTTAATGCAGCAGTAGCATTGATACTAAAATCAACTGTAGCAGCATTTGTAATTTGACGAGCGGCGGCAGCACCAGCAGTCCATTGCGGCCGTGTTGCTTCCGTATAAGCAGTGCTCTCTGACCAACCAGCATGACTAGCCATTGTGTCAGCATCAGAAAATGCGGTCCAGGTACCGACAAGACCAATATACCAAGTTGTAGTCTGTGCGCCTGCATGAAATTGTGTCTCTAAAATATGATTCATACCTACATCCACAATACCGTTTGGAATACGATATAAACCAATCAACTTGCCAGCTTCATTGCGATGTTCAATAAGAAACCAACCGTGCGGTTTGAAAATACTTTTCCCATTCATTAGAAAACCTCCGAATTATTACGGACTATCGTTACAAATAACTAGTGCCAGTTACGTCGGAAAGCCCGTTCATTCCGCGTAGTATTCAAACGTTGACACTGAACCATATTAACTAAGTGTAGAAGTTCCACGACGTAATTCGCGTCGTAAAGCTTGTGCGATTTCACGCGCCGTTTGTCGTGATGTTTCACCTTGTGCAACAGAAACATTAATATCACCGACATTATTTACAACGCCCCCTTGATCTCGATACTGGGGTTGTTGTCCGGCATTAATTGCTTGTAATTGTGAAAAGAATTGTCGGGATGATTTAGCATTGATAATAGTCTCACCAGCACTGGCCATTACTGGAATCCTATCTCTTCCTCTTGGTTTATAAAGAGCAAGGCCACCATGCTGATGGTACCGCGGTTTAATCAATTTACCGTTATACGCATTTTCTCCTGTGCTCATACTTCTTGCTGCTCTTGCACTAGCTTCTGCTGCTACTATTGCAGCTTGTGCTGCTGCTCGCATCGCTGAAGCAAGATCATAAGCAAGATTGGTATTATTACTAATTGAATTTCCCAACCCCCGCATTGCAGTATCAGTATTATTTGTAGCTGTTTGTACATTAGTAATTACGTTAATTAAATTATTACCATAATCACTACACATAGCAATTTTCTCAGCTACACTATCAAAGCCACCTTGTAATCTATAAGTTTGTTGTAATATATCATTAGTGCTTATTTCCATATCCATAAGACGCCAAATAGCTTTATCAATATGAGGAACAATAGTATCAAAAGTTGTTCCAATAGCAGGTACCTTTTGAATAGTTGAATCAATTTTCTGCGTCAAAAGATCAAAAGTTTGTGTCATTTGTTCAACTGGCTGTACTGATACTATTTCACCACCCTCAGCCCCGACTTGAGCAGCACCTTCAACCCCCGCCCCAACACTGGGATCACCTCGCCGGCTTAGTGTTTCTTGATATTGTTGTTCTTTTTGCGTTTGTTGATCCATCAATTCAAGAAGTTGTTGATATTTTGTTTTATGTGTTGTTAATTCACTTGTTACTCCTTTTGCAGCAGTTTGAAATTCCTCTGTTTTTGTTTTTGAAATATCAATTGTTTTTGAAACCTCTTTTTGCTTATTGTCGCCCCTTTCAACTTCCTTTGCCCAATTGCTAGTTTGGCTAGCAATAGCAGCTGTATATGCTTTAGATGCTTCTAAAGTACCGGTATCTATTCTCTCAGCCACCTTTCTCTTCTCTTCAGTTTTACTAAAATCACTTTCAATCATTTTTACTGCTGCATGCAGTCTATTAGCATTTCCAGTTGTAAGACGCCCCTTCTCTTTTTCTGCATTAACCATTGTATGGATAAATTTAAGATGCTCTTCATCTATATATTGACCTTTTAATGCAGCACTAGAAGCATTATTAATTGCCCCTTCCATGCGATTATAACTTGCAACCGCTATAGCTCCCATTTTCTTATATTCTTTTGATGCATCTTCTATACTGCCACCATGTGCTATTGTTTTTTTAACTATATCGGATAAACTTATATCTATTGGATGCATATCAACTGAATCAATGATATCCTTAACATTGTTCATTGTTATCTCTAATTCAGTATTCAATTGAAGTAATTTTATTTCATCTTCTCTATATTGCTCTATATCTTTTTGTGCTTTGTCCCATGCAGAGCCTAAAAATTGACTCGGGTCTTCATAAGGAAGACGTGGACGGCCTAAAACTTTTTGTGCCGTGTCACTTAATTCACCTTCAATGTCACCAAAATCAGCTTTTAAACTAAATACTGTTTTATTAAGAAGTGTTTGAAGACGTGCAATTTCAACTTCCCAGCTAAATTTAGCCCGCTGCATTGTTTCCATAACACCGGTATTAAAACCTTTCAAACCTTCTTCAAGGCCGAGCATCTCAGCAATTTGCATATCTTTTTTGCTGAAAAGATTCTTCATAATTTCAGCTTCAACTTTTGTTCTTCTTTTACGTAAGTCTGTCGATACTTGACCTCTTTGATCTTCTTGTTTAGCAAGTTGTTCATTGATATCATTCCAAACAGCACGAAGTTCATCAATTCTAGAAATTTTTCTTTCTAAATTATCCTGCCATTGCCTCATGTCTTTTTCTTGCGCTGATCTCAACCCTGCTAGAAATTCTGCTTCTTTTTTCCCCTCTTGATTTCTTGCTCGTGCAAGTGCTTCCATTGCTTGGAATTCAGCACCGCGATTATCCATTTCTCTCGCATGGCGAATAGTTTCTAATGCCATTTCCTGAGCCTTATGAGTTATTTCAAGTGCGTTTTTATGTTTTTCCTCATCGACGCCGGCTTTAGCATATGCCTCACTTGCTCGAGCTAATTTATAATCAATTTCCTCTAGCATCATACGATGCTTTACAGCACTTTTAGCCTTTTCAAGTTCTAACTTGTAATCTTGATTATGAATACGTTGGCTCATACTCATAGCACGCTTATTTGATCTTTCATGGTATTTAGCAAAGTCTTTTTGAACGTCGGCTAATTTACTAATAGCATCGCGACCCCTTTTAATACTACTATCCCACATACCATCAGTATAATTTTTTGCTGATTTAACACCAGCTTCAATAATATCAGTAAATTGACTCCAAACCTTAGAAACTTCAGATAAATAATTCCAAACATTTTGTTCATTACTTTTCCACAATGCTTTATCGCGTTTAGCCTGCTCTATACGCATTTTATCAAAGTGTTTATTCATCCGTGTAGCTTCTTCATCAATCCTTTGATACATTTGCCTTATAGTTTCACCTGTTTTTTCCGCTGCTGATTTTCCCCCAGTTAAACCGAAAGTAAAATCATTTAGCGCTTCATAAGCATCAACAACAGCATTTCTTATTTTTACCCAGCCTTCAACCATAGATGTAATAAAAAGTACACCTATTTTAGCTGTCCACGCAAGAAGTGTCCCTATATCCTGAAATGTTATTTTAAGAGTTTGAGCGTCAGGAATTATTTTAACAATCCATTCAAGTAATTCTGCAAGAGCGGGTTGAGCCTTTTCCCACATTTCCATAAAAGTTAATTTAATCTCATTTATAGCTTTCCTAATTCTGTGCGCTGGAACTTGAGAGTATTCTTCAAATTCATCTTTAGCGGCTTCAGTTGCCCCTTTAATTTCATTGAATGTTTCAGTCATAAGTTTACCACCATTAGTCATAATACCCATATAACCAACAACAGCACGGACACGGTTAAAGTATTCAGCCATTTCTTGACTGTTACCACCTGTTTCTTTTGCAAGTTCTTTTAATACTCCAGTTAAACTACCAAATTTCTTTATAGCTTGTTCAGCAGTACGTACCCCCCACACCTTAAAAAGCTCCTTCATCTTTTCTGTAGGTTTAATAAGCTTCAACATTACAGCACGAAGTTGTGTAATAGACCTATTAACTCGTACACCTTGACGAGTCATAACAGCCATGGCTGCTGCTGCTTCTTCAAATTCGACCCCCATCTCAGCGGTAAGAGGCATAACAGCACCAAGAATATCAGCAAATTCACTAAGACGTAAACGACCGAGTTCAATTGTTTTAAATAATGTACCTGCAACACGTGTAGCTTCTTCAGAAGACATGCTATAGCTATTCATAACTGAAGACATAGCATTTACAGCATCCCGCGTGTCAGCATGTGTAATAAGTGCTAATTCTTGTGCTGTACGTAAAAAGTCAAAAGCGGAAGCAGCTTCTACAACTTGGTTCGATAATGTTTGATATAAACCTTCTGCAACAACATCAGCAGTGATACCTAAATCTGCTGATAATTGACGCACCTTATCTGAAATTCTATCCATATCCCCTAATAAAGCTGGGGCAATAGTTTTAACTTCTGCGATTGCTAAACGAAACTCAATAGAAGCACGTGCAGCGTCCGTAAATGCACTTACAATACCACTCATAGCACGAATAATAACTTGTGCTTGTATAATCCTAATAATAGTTTTCCAGTTAATAGTAATTGTTTTTGCAGCGGCGGCCCCCTTTTTTCCTGCCGTCTGCATTTGATTACCCATAGTTTGGACAGCCGCACCGGTGTGCTTCAACTGGTTTTGCAGACTCTTATTAGCTTTGTTCATATTACTACTAATTTTAGTAGTAGAACTTGCAGCTTTACTACTACTTGCTGCAACTTGATTTGCCATTGCAGCGGTACTTATACCCACGCCTCCGACAGCCTGAGTATACATAGCACTCATATTCTGAGCGGATGCGGCCACTGTTTGCATTTGACTACCACTTCGAGCCATAGCTGTAGCAGCACCACCTGTTGCGGCTTGAATACTTCTTAAACCAGCAGCAGCAGCCTTAGTAGCTTTAGCTACCGCTTTCATAGAACTAACAGCGGGAACTGCTTTCTTACTAAATTGGCGCGCAGCATTAGCAGAACTAGTTAAAGCCTGCTTAAATTCATTCAAGCGTTTACGTATATCAGAAAGTGCTTTAACTGCTTGTGCAGCATCAAAGCCTAGTTTTTGTGTAACTTCGTTAGGCATTCTATACCTTCACTACTTTCATAAATTTACGCGGATCAGGTAATTCTGTAAACTGGCAGAAAGCTATAAATGCAATACGCCCTATATCTTGAAAATGATATGGGGTTGGATGCGTTAAACCACTACGAGAAAATACACCGCCCTGTCCGTAAACAGCACGGTTGTATTCATTATAGGCGAGATACCGTAAGGTACTACGATATTTGAAATGATAACGATATGAGCTAGGATCAAGTTCTAGACCACTACCAGCCCCGGAGGCTAGTCCCAATGACTCACGATCTTTTTGACTTAACTGTGGACCATATGGAACTACCGTACCGAGTTCATTAGCAAGTTTTTGAAATGTGGCCCTAGATGCTTTAGACCATGTAGGAATGACGGCAAATACAGTTGCATTAAGCCAATCTCTTCCCGCTTGCTTCAACCAATTTTCTAAGTATTGATGAAGCTTTTCTTTATAACCTTTTAAGTTAAAATCAAGCGCGCGAAAATCAACTTTAAATTTCATTATCGTCGTCTCCTACCTCGAATCTTTGCTGGTTTAAGATTCGGATGAGACCCACCACCCATCATCGCTTTAGCTTCTTCAGCATTCTCGTAAGAACGCAATTGTTCGTAAGCAATAATTAAAGCTTGGGTCCATACATCGCAATCATCCCAAGATTCTTTAACATTTGGCGGACGAATGCCGATTAATTCACATCCACGCCAGACGGCGTATTCTGCAGTTCGGTATTTTGGCCAAAGGATTCGTTTGACTCCTCCGCCCGCCCAAGTAGAAAAACCTCTCGCGCCATCTTTAACTTGTCTTCATCGAGTGCATTGGCTTGCATTACACACAGGACAACACGATTAACTTCAACATCAGAAAGACCGGCTTCACGAAGTTCCTTATCCCATTCAAGATAAGTAGACGGGTCTTCAATATTAACTCGTGCCCATTCAACTTTACTAGGTTCTAACGATACAATAACTAAATAAGCAAGCCGTTGATTATTGTAATGTTCTATTTGTTGACGGTATGATGTATCTTTAACATTAGGTTTCCAACCATCCTTTGTACGAATTCCAGGCGCCTTAGGCTCAGGAACAAGATCATCAAATTCCTTCATAGATGTTACAGCTGTGGCCCTAACAATAATATCTTCCTCTAATCGGGGAAGAACAAGGACTTCCATATTTGGACCTTTAATTTCAACGCCACTAATTTTCATAATCTTTTCTCCCTCTTGTAAATATAGTGGGGATGAAATTTCATCCCCACTAAGATTTAACTATTACAATTCTAAACACTCAGTAGCATAGTCACTACGATTTATAGTGACTTGACTCACGTTACAACGACCAGAAACGGCAATTGTAGCTTCCCCAAGGTCATACTCTAATGATTCCCAACGGAAATCATCCAGAGTTACCTTTTCGTCCGCATCTGTACCACAGGGTAAGCAATGAAGAACTACCATATCGATAGCATAAGGCTCACACAAGTCATCAGAACTTGAAACCCATTCCGTAGCTTCACCAACTTGTTTGATTGCATCAACAGGTGTAATATCTTTACCACTTTCTGTGGTAACATATTCATAAACAAATTCTAAGGACACATCAACTGGCTGCTCATCACCTTCGCGTACCGTATCAAGGTCGCCTCGGTCGAGCAAGTATTCGTATTCCTTCGATTCTGTCCATGTAAGATTTCCTTCACCAATTTTTACCTTAATCTTTTGAGGTAAAAATGTAATTGCATCACTTTGAGACGGTACAGCCGCGCCCCAAGCAGGTTTAAACTCAATATTCGTTGTTGGACTTGCATCAAGGGGTGTTCGACCAATAACAGTATATGTTGTGGTGTTACCCACAGTGTTAACAGTAAATCGTGCGCCGACAGATACCAAATCAACATCAGTTGCATTCAAAATAACTGTGTTAATATCGACATCGGTATCCGTTCCCCCTGGTGCCCCTTCTGCAATTACTGCATTACCACTTAAACCATCTTGAATATAGATGAGGCAATCACGTAATTCAATACGTGCCATAATTTATTTCTCCTTTACAGTAATTCTGTACAATCAGTAGAATAATCACCACGATCCACAGTAACTTGACTTACATTACAACGACCAGAAACAGCAATTGTAGCTTCCCCAAGATCATACTCTAATGACTCCCAACGGAAATTAGTTAAAGATGCCCTTTCATCTTGATCAGTACCGCAAGGTAAACAGTGAATAACTACCATGTCAATAGCATAAGGTTCACACAAGTCATCAGAACTTGAAACCCATTCCGTAGCTTCACCAACTTGTTTGATTGCATCAACAGGTGTGATATCTTTACCAGTTTCCGTGGTAACATATTCATAAACAAATTCTAAGGATACATCAACTGGTTGCTCATCGCCTTCGCGCACCGTGTCAAGGTCGCCTCGGTCAAGTAAGTATTCATATTCTTTCGATTCTGTCCATGTGAGATTCCCCTCACCAATTTTCACCTTAAGTCTCTGAGAAATAAATGTAATTACATCATTCTGTGATGGGGTATTTACGCCCCACGCAGGTGAAAATACAACATTCGTCACTGGACTAATGCCACCTTTAGTTGTTTCTGTAATAACAACATTACCCGTATCAAGGTCTACATTAGCACCTACTATCATATTACAATCCGTCTCTACCAAATCCACAGCAAATGTAACAACCCAATCGGTGTCAGGACCAGGACCGCCTGTTACCGTTACATTATTAGCACCAATAGTTGATAGCCCCTCTAAAGCAGCTGCAACAGCGGCATTAGTAGAATTCCATAAAAGATTTGCTGTTACCTGACCGTCAAAGTTAAGGGTAAAGTTTCCAGATGAAGCTGTTTGATCAATATTAATAGTTTGTACTTCATTAGTTCCAGTTCGTTCTTGGACAGTGTATGTTAAAGTATTACCCGCAGTATTAACAGTAAAACGCGCACCAATAGGTACCAAATCAACATCAGTTGAATTCAAATTAACTGTGTCAATATCAACATCAGTATCAGCCGCGCCGGGCGTCGTTTCTGCAACATTTGCGCTGCCACTTAAACCATCTTGAATTAAGATGGCGCAATCACGTAATTCAATGCGTGCCATAATCCACTCCTCTTATATTGATAGATACATTTCATAACGACCATCCACTGCAGCCTGTCGAATACGATCTTCACGACTTATTTGACCGAAGTGAATTAACCTTATAGAATCGCCCCGACTCTTACGTAGAGTAAGGCACCCAATTAACGATTCATCGTCGCCTGGGTTTGAACCATACTTGTATATTGGAATTGGTTCTAGCATTGCTTCTTGAAGTATGCCGCCCCATTGAACAATATCATAAGCATTTTCCTGAGACATTAACATTCTATTCGTAAGTAGAAAATTAATGTCTACCTAGATTCTCCAATAATTTTTACTAAGTTCTCTGACGAATGGACCATTAACACGAAGTTCAGCATGATCTTCCCGTATATCTCCTGGCTCACGCTCGTCTACGCCCTCAACCAAAAGCGGTATACCAATCCCGGTTACAATAGCAGAAAAATAGTTTGCGACGGAAGCAAAAACCCACCGTGCTAGATTCTCGTTCATTGCTTCTACTCCTAGTATCAATCCGGTAATTATTTTATGACGTTGTTATTTGACTATTTAAGACAAATTGTTCTGTCAATTGAATGTGGTAAATTTGCTCAGGTTTTACTCCTTTTACTTCTTTAGCAACTATAACCCAAGCAGTATGCTGTTCAAATTCTTCGATATTTTTAATTTCATAACGCCTGTTATTATAAATAAGCCAATCATCATTTACAATTTCATAATCAATAGGTAAGTCTCTAGCGTCAATAATAAACATTCGAGTTCCAGCATCATATGAACCCCCATAGACAAACATTTTATTTGCTGAGATATGGGCTATTGTTTGTATAGCTTCTCTTGCAATTTTAACAGGTAAAACAATACATTTTCGTATTGTAATTGCACTCTTATCTACAGTTTTTACACCTGTTTGATAATCAGTTTCAGCATTAATAAGTTTATAAAGATCAACCTTATTCCCATATTGCCGTTTCAAACTATATAATGTCTTACGTATAAATCTATTTAGCATACTGTTCCCTCCAATTTCCGTAGTGGGGGGGGGCATTACATTTGCTGATACAATTTGATTAAATAATATGGTATTGATTGGAAATTGACCGATTGCTTTAATTGTAGTTTGATTTAAGCTTAGGGTATTACTTAAAGATCGAAAATATTCAACATTAGATGAAAGTACTTGAACAAAATTAATAGTGTTATCTGTTAATTTCTCATAAATTAAACCACCAATTCTCTCACTAATAGCATTAGTACATATACCAACTACTACATTATCAATTGCACTAACATCTTCACTTTCTTTAAGTGTAGATGTAAATTGCCCGCTTTGAAGATAGAGTTTATCATCACCAGCACCACACCAAAGTGTATTACTACCATCCCAAGAAATACCAGTTGGATCAGTATCAATACTACCAACAGCATGACTAGTTATTAAAGTAGATGTAAATTGTCCACTTTGAAGATATAATTTATTATCAGTTATTCCACTCCAAGGTGTATTTGTCCCATCGTAAGAAATACCATGAGGTATTAAATCAATACCATCAATTACTTCACTATCTTTGATAGTAGAACTAAATTGCCCGGATGTTAAATATAATTTATCAGCTTGAGCACCAGACCAGGGTGTATTATTATTATCTGCTGATATATCTGTGATAGCAATGTCAATCCCATTAATATCTTGACTTGTTTTAAGTATAGATGTAAATTGCCCACTTTGAAGATATAATTTATTAGCATAATCACTTGACCAAGGTGTATTCGTACCGTCCCAACAGATACCAATTGCAAAAGACGGAGAGAGACTACTTACATCTTCACTATCTTTTATAATAGATGTAAATTGTCCTGATTGCAAATACAATTTATGTGTCTGTTCACCAGCCCAAGGTGTATCGTAAAGTTTTGCCCCGCTTGCATTCTGCACAAATGTTATAGTATCAGTTAATGATCGATTAAAAATGGAACCTGATTGAGATGCACTTTGATTTAATGTAATTGCATTAGTTACTGATTTCTCGATAATTTCCCCGCTAATATCAAGTCTACTATCAACATCATTGGTACAAACATTTCCTGGAGTTGAATCAATATCACCAATATATTTACTAGTTTTAATAGTAGAAGTAAATTGTCCTGATTGTAAATATAATTTATCGGCTTCCCAACCGCACCAAGGAGTATTTACACCGTCATAAGAAATACCAGTAGGATATATATCGGTACCGTTAATATCTTCACTAGTTTTAATAGTAGAAGTAAATTGTCCCGATTGTAAATATAATTTACCATCTGTAATATCAATCCAAGGAGTATTAGTACCGTCATAAGAAATATCAAGAGGAGCGGTACCAGTAACATTTTGACTTGTTTTAATAATGGACGTAAATTGTTCTGATTGTAAAAATAATTTATTACTTTCATTACCGCACCAAGGTGTATTAATACCATCCCAAGATATACCTCCAACATCATTATCAATAATACTAACATCTTCGCTATCTTTAATAGTAGAAGTAAATTGTCCACTTTGAAGATAAAGTTTATCATTTGCTTGACCGCACCAAGGAGTATTAGTACCGTCCCAAGTTATACCAGTAGAATATATTTCAATACTATTAATATCTTCACTAGTTTTAATAGTAGAAGTAAATTGTCCTGATTGTAAGTAAAGTTTATCGTCCGCTTGACCACACCACGGAGTATCAGCCATAATTATTTTCCCATATCATTTACCGCTTGGATTACTTCAATTAAACTGACATCGTTTATATGATGACAGGGATAATCAAAATGTGCCCAAATTTTAAATCCAGCTGCCTTCACCTTTTGACAAAATGAATAATCACCACCCATTTCTACTGTACCATCTTCTTTCCATTGTCGCATAAATGGTTGTTTATTTTTTAATTTTGAAATTACGCGTCTCGCTACTAAAAAACAACCACTACCAATTGCATCAACCTCTTGTAATCCATTTGTATTAGAATGTGGTCGATAAGCTTCCTCTTTATCATCCCAATTAAGAGCATTAAAATACCAGGGTTGATCGCCTTTTACTTTATTGCACCAAACAGGAGTTGGACAACCTATTAAATCACAATCATATTCCACTAAATCTAATGGGTTGTTAATGGGAGGGTTGTCGTCATCAATACTTAACCAATACTCTTCCCCACCGTTAAGAAAATCCTTCATACAATGGTGTAAATTATTGACATATGGAGAATGAGTTGGACAATCATGACGAATTTGATAACGACGATCGGCTAACATTTTACAAATGGTGAAATGAGTTAGCTTGTGCAGCCACCCTGAACCATTCGGCACCGTAATGTAGATTGATGTCATTTTCTTGAATTTATTAAATATTGAATGGCTGAGGTCAAAATTTTAATATCATCTTTTGCGTTACTTAAAAGTGTATTACAATGATAACAAAGTAATCCTCTAATTTCACCCGTTTGGTGGTTATGGTCAACGTGAAATCTTCCCATGCCTCCTGGTGTTTCTGTTCCACAAATTTTACATCTTCCACCTTGTTTTTCTAATAATTTATCATAATCTTTTAGAGTAATACCATAAGAACGTAATAAGTGATTTTCTTTTGATCTTTTTTTTGCACATTCAATACAGTATGTATCAGTTGATTTATAACCACAAGAATTAACATTAAATTCACTTAATGGTTTGACTATTTTACATTTTGTGCAATATTTACTATCTTTGGTTTCAAGTTGTTCTAATTCTTTCCGTCTCTTCTTACTAATCATAATTATACTTTAATATAAGTGGAAAGAATCTCAACTTGTAGATCAATTTTAGCATCAACCCATTTCTTTTTCAAATTCTTACGGATACCCCGATAATTTTGTTCACTAGGATCGAGGCACTTCGCTCGCGCAGCTACAATTTCTGCACTTGGAGCAGGGGCCACTTCTAAATCTTCTAATTGCTTTCTAGCTGTAATACCTTGTAAAACATCTGTGTCAAGGAATTCAGTAGGCATTCGCACCATAGCCCGTTGATCATAAAATGTTTCAAACTCAGTTTCATCAATAATTGAAACAGTATCAGGAAATTGCACAACAGCTGCGTTGGCAAAATCCTCAGGAACTAAAGTACATGCAGTACCATGATCGGCACCTGTACCTAAATTCTCAATTTTATCATAAAACCAACCAGTACCTTTTGAATCGATAAATTTAGACCATGGTTGATTATCACGTATAGATGAATCAATTGCATTAAAATTAGGCCAATCAGCTTCACCAGTAGGGCGCCGCTTCAAAAGTACTTTAATAGGAACTAAATCAGTTTTCATTTTTAACCTCGTAGAAAATTTTGGAGTAAGTTAGTTAATTCTAAATCTTTACGTTTATCACTAAAGTCTTCGACTATTAATAAGTATATTCAATTGTTCTTGAAAATATTTAATAGAGCATTGATTACTTAACATAGTTTGATTAAGATCACGAAAATCTAAATCTTCATAATAACCTTGTGGATTAGCTGCATCAGGATCACGAAAACGTTCACCAGTAGATATTCCTAAATTATTATGCAATAATCTAGCAATAGTGCTGCTGCCGCAACGACCTGGACCTAATACAATAATCATTAATCGCTCCCAGGTTTTTCAGGAAGTTCTACATGTGGGCAACGATCGCATAAACGTTCAACAACTCGACCAACCCATTTCATCACTTCTGAATTTTGAACAAGTGCAGTTGTCCCTCTTTCTACAAGATGGACAAGAGTTCCCCTGTAATAATCTTCAAGTTTTTCAAGTCTTTTAGATAGATGCTGTTCACGTTTCCAGTCGCGCCAAATAAAGAAAATGACTACACCTACTAATGGCCCAAATTCTTTGAGCATAGAAACCAAATCAAAACTCATTGTCTTATTCCTATATTAGATTAAAATTGGGGTAGGGTAGGAGCCCTACCCCAATAAATTTCCATGCTCAGGTTAACTAAGCAGAACGCAACCAAGATTTTTATCAAGCAACGCAACACCACACAGAAGGTCCAAGGTTACAATTGTACCCTGGCTGGTAATATCGTATTGCATCGATACACGCATTGCAATGTCATTGTAAACGCCAACGCTAGAACGGACACCAAGAGTAGTATCCGGCAGAGCTAATGGACGAGATACAAGTGCAAGAGCATTGCGATGGAACGCAAGGTTAAACGAACCAATCGGGCCTGGATAAGCCTTTGCTGCATTCATTACAATTGCATCCAACGGACGATCAAGCCACACATGTTGACCAGTAGCACTGGCATAAGCCTCAATAATGGTGTATACATGACGATTAGCACCCGTACCAAAAGCAATCATTTGCCCGGTAGTAGGCGCCATATTGGCTGTATAACCCTCAAGATTAATAGCCTTTGCATAAGCAGCCGGATAAGAAACAGCAACATTAACATCACACGCCTTAAAAGCGGTAATGACAGCATTAGTAGTTACAGCAGCCGTTAGCCCACTTGTCATGACAATCTCAGTGGTATCACCGGCACCAACGGTAGCCGATTCAATAACATGAGGTTGCCCTTCACCTGCGACCCAAACATACTCACCGGCAGCAACTTCATAACCCGTAATGGTGCAATTCATTGTTGTTTCACCCTTGGGTTCACCTTCATCCATGACGCCTGAGCCTTTACTAACATTAGCAGTATCAGCTAATGACGGTACATTTTGATCCATATAGGAATCAAAACCAAGTAAACGACCCAATGAAGCCTCACGTAAAGCTGTACCCTCATCACCACGTTTTTCAGCACTGATAAAGAGTTCAGTCTTCAGTAATTCAGTCTCAGCACTCGGGCTAAGAACGATATTACGACCAGTTGGATAGGCCTTGTTGACATTCATCTTTTCTCGACATTCCAGGAGATAATCTTTAGCGTTATTTATAGTCATCTCTTGGAGACTACCAACCGAATTATCAAGGAATAGATGTGCTTGACCAATCAAAACACGATCTACAGTCCGAGCAATTTGTTGAGCGGCGGGAGTAAGATACAGGTCTACTAAATCCTGAAATGCCTTACTAGACTCACCGTCTTTGATAGTAAAGGTAACGTATACATGCTGATCCAGCGGGACCGGCACATTAGTTGCAATAGCATCTTGTGCTACTACAGAATCAACGTCGGTCTTACGTGCCGTAGTGAACGTACCAGGCCGGCGTGTATTTACAACGTCACCATAATTAGCAACTTCGTCGCTAAAATCCCGATGGACAAGGCGAGCCATGACCATATTCTCTTCGAGAATGGCCAAACCTTCCTGAGCCCAAAGCTGCGGAATCAATGCAGTATTGTTATTGGCAAAACAAGCCAAAACAGGATTCGCATACAATAGTTTCATGGTAAACTCCTAATTTTTTGTGCCCTGTTAGGGCGATATGACTGTGCCCGTACAACAGGGCAGATTACAGTCTCAAGAAAATCTAATACTCGCCCCCTTCTTTATTTATTTTAGTCGCGTTTCTTTAGCCCCAAGGCTTCTGGGTTTTCCCTACGGAGCTTACGATACTGTTCAGAAGTCAGTTTCGTAGGATCAATGCGACCACCATCACCCGATGTGACGCCACCGGTAGCGGCTCCAGACCCAATTCCACTAACAACATTAGCACGGAATAAGTTACCCCAATACTCTGGTAACTCTTTCATTCGTTGCACAGCTTCTTGTGGCGTCCGGAGAGTGATAATTCGTTCTCCAGTCTTTTCATCAATATCCTGAAAATCAACCATTGGAGCCATTTCCCCAATCTCAGCACCAGCGTCATCCGTTTTGTCTCGCATTTGTGTCATTGGAGTTAATAGACCAATAATTTGAACTGGGTTGAAAGCTTCTGCTCCGACTGCCGCATCTTGAAGCGACCGGTGAATAACAGAACCTTTATACATCGTCTCCCATTTAACAGCAGAATCACGAAATGTTTTTAACTCATTTTCATACCGATCGCGTTCTTGTTTCCGTTCATATTCTGCCTGTTGCTCTTTAGTACGAAATGTTTTTTGCAAATCTTGCAATTCGGCCTCGAACTTACTTCGTTGTTCTGAGGCGAGATTCTTGTCAGCAAGCATCTCTTGATAAGCACCTTCCAATTTCTTATATTTTTCTTGGTGCTTCCGACGATCATCTGCAAGATATGTATTTACATCCTCTTGTGAGAATGCTTTTGCCTTTGCTGCTTCAGCTTCTTCATGTGCTTGACGAGCTTCAGCAGCTTTTCTATCAGCCTCTTCTCGCGCTTTTGCAGCATTTTCTTCAGCTTGTTTCAGGCGCGTTTCAATATTAACTTGGCCACCATCATCGAGATCAGAACTTCCTCCATCACCCGCATCACCACCACCATCAAAACAAGCTAAAACAGGGTGACAATACAATAATTCAAATTGAGACATTATAGTCCCTCCTAACATTTGTTAGTTAATGCCCTATTAATAAAAGCATATTTAATGTTCTTAATAGGTATCAGAACAAAATGCATTAAACATTATCCCATACGACTTAGAATAATTAAATCACTATCACGTAAAAATGGTTTCAATATTCGCCACGCTGTGGCACTTGGAACCCCATGCATAAGATGTTCTATTTGTGCTTGGTTACGGGCATAAGTAGTTCGTACAGATGCATATCCTTGGCTAACAACACCTAAATTTTCTACCTCAATATCAGGATCAATTCCATCTAATAAAGCATGAGTAATTTCCCAACAAGCAATTTTAATTATTTCTGGAACGACGGCGTCGTCACCACGTGGAAATTCTAATTCTTGTGACGCTTCTGCGTCCCGAATTTCCTCTTCTGTTATATCATATTCATAACCATCGGCATCGTACAGGATACTATAAACAGCATGTTTATATCCTTTAAAATTAAGCCCGTCGATTATACGTGTTGCCGCAACAAGAGCTTTAGGACGCTCAGTAGCATCTGAACCATACCACGCTTCTTCATGGAGTCGATTACTAAAATAACTATTAGCTTCTACAAGTGTACCGTAATATGATGCCATTACTTAACTCCTCTAAATTGCAAGCCATTTGTAAGCTTGAGTAGCAGCGCCACCAATTACATAAATTTTTCGTGCATCATCTATAGGAATTTCTACCTTTTCCCCAGCGGTAAGTGGCCAACCACTACCAACTGCCACTTGATTATTTTCTCCAACATAAATTGTGTCAGTATTTCCAGCAGTAGCTTCAATTGTAACACTATGAGATACATCAAAAGGTTCAGTCGTTAAAGCTTGAACCGCTACCCCTACAACACCATTATTTGTTATAAATTTTGACTTCGTTTGTTTTCCAATTATAACGGGAAGCATTTATTAGTCCCCCTTTTTCTTTGTATTACGGCCACCACCACGCACAGGCTTTTTTGTCGTTTCTTTTAAAGTTGTCTCTGTTGCCGCTCCTCTTTCTTCTTGACCCTCTTTTTCAGGTTCAATGGAGGCATCAGGTACTCCACGAGCGGCTGGATTTTCTCCACCCCCTTGTTGAACTGATGTTTGAGCAAGTAAAATACGTCGTGCCCGTTCTGCATGATCTTCACGAGCTTGTAAATATTCATCTTTGGGAAAACCGAGAGCCATGGAAGCAGTTTGCTCACTACAAAGTCCGGCTTCTTTAGCTTGAATAATGATACTTGGATCACTTGTTGTATATTCAGCTTGTTCAATTTCACGGAAAATTTTATCCATTGTAATCACATCAATTTTACCGCTGAGTAGAGCCATTACAATATTTCTTGCTAATTCTTTCTTTATTGTTCTCCCCGGCACTGTATACATCAAATCAGATAATTTTCCCGCTTCTGTGATGCGATCATCATCATTTTTAAGACTATAACGATCTGGATATTTAACAGTAGCGACGCGTTGTTTTTTAATATTTTTATCTTCAAAAGTCGCCCAATGATAAGCAATTTTTCGTTCGGCGCATTCTAAAATTAAACCAACATATGAAAGTCCAGCTTCTAAGCCTTGATCACTTAATTTGAGTGCTTCAGCAGATGTTACTCGCCGGCCTACTTTATTTTGTACTGCTAAATTAACTAACTTACGAATATCGTCTTCAAGTTTTTCTTGCAATTTAATTGATGCTTCTAAGGGTTCAGGAGAAGGGTGAATAAATGCAGGTTCTTGTGCGCGTAAATCATAAATACGTCCATGGGACGGTCCCACACGAGCTTCTTTAGTCATTGCTCGTTGACCGCCGGCTGTAGCAGTACCGTCTGGATTTACACCATGCTTTAAGTGGTCACCAACGGCTCGCATATCCTGTTGTTCAACATAAAATGGAAAATTAGCTTTCAAGGCATAGGCAACGTCACTTGAACAAAGATTAAGTAATGCAACTTGATGTCTTGTTACATCTTTTATTAAACTGTCACCAATATCTAGCATAACAAAGGGAATTTGTCGTATAGCGAGGATAATTGGTTCTTCACCTGTTGCTGGCTCCCCGTCAGGGGTAATAGAATTCCCTTTATCATCATAAAATTGAACACGAACAAAACCATCATCTTTGTCAATCCATAAAAGTCGATATCGCTCATATTCCCCACTCGGTAATTCAATAGCAGAAATATCATGACTTATAAAATCAAGTCCCTTATCACGTAAAAGAAGTGCTTGAAATTCATTAGGTTCTTCTGGCTTTGTACAGGACCAAGAAAGAATGTCTTCTATTTTATAACGATAGAGATATGGACGTGCTTTTCCAACGTCAGCAAGAGTCGGTCCAGTAATACGTGGCGAATCAATAAATACGCCGACTTTGCCCATAACTAATAATTCAGTGAGAATATCAACCCCAACAAATGCATTCATAGATGTGCCGCGCATATCTACGCCCCCCGCTTCTCCTGCACATGCTTGCATATATGCTTGGCTACCACCTTGTCGAATAACATCTCGCATCCGTTGAAAAATTGCATTTCTAATATCATTAACAGCAGCTTTAACATATGCTGGTGTTGGTGATATCTCCATTCGATCATAATAATCTGTATCAGATTCACGTTCAGAGAATTTTTTCAAATTATTTTGAACAAAATATTGACCACCCTCATAACATTCACGCCATTCCTCCCAAAAAGACATATCATAGGCAATAGAAGGGTGACGCGTATCAATAATTCTAAACTTATCCTCTGCCATTATTTTTTCCTCGTCGTGCTACTGCTCGTCTAATTCGCCATAAATCTAATCGTACTTGCAACCACTTTAATTTCAGTTTTTCCAGAGTTGATATAGGACGTTTCTTCATTATATATCTCCAAGTAATCTGCGGCCTTCTTCAGAAGGTCTGGATCATCTTTCATACC